AGCACCAAACTCCCCAGCTCTAAGCTGAGCTGGACACTGGATAGCCAGGACGATATTGAGTTCATGTTCCAGCTGAAGCAGCCGGTCGAGGTCAGAAATAATGACACACTGGTCGGCGTGTACTACATCGATTCCTATAAGCGTACCTCCAGCCGGGTATATCCGATCGAGTGCTGCGACGCCATCGGCGTGCTGAACGATATGCCCTTTGCCGGCGGCGTATACAGCGGCAAAAGCGCGAAGGCGCTGATTGCAGAACTGGCGGCGCCCTTTGAGGTGGAATTTGATGCCGATGTCACGGACATGAACGTGACTGGCATCCTGAAGGCTGGCTCCCGCCGAGCGGCGATCCAGCAGCTCCTATTCGTTTGGGGCTACTGCGTATCCACGGACGGCCGGGCAGAGCTGCGGGTGTTTTCGCCCGGGACGGATGAAGTAACGGTACCGCTGGAGCGTACCTTCCTCGGTGCCTCGGTCAGTACGGCGGCCATTGTGACAGAGGTGCAGGTTACGGCCCACACCTTCGCGGTGGCGGAGAATGGCAGCGTTGAGGTGAATGGTGTCAAATATGCCGACACCAAGGCCGTGTACTCTGTGAAGAACCCGAACGTGACCGCCACGGACAAGCAGAAGGTAGTGAAGATTACAGACGCGACCTTGGTCTCTCCGGCTGTGGCTCAGACGGTGGCGCAGCGGCTCTATGATTACCACCAGCGGCGGAATACCGGCAAGGCGAAGGTCGTCTTTGCGGGTGAGCATCTGGGCGACCGGGTATCTCTGCCGGATAACTGCGGCGGAAGAACCGTCGGCAATCTGGAAAAGATGGAGATCAAGCTGTCAAATACAGTCGTGTATACCGCCGGGGTGAAAGGAGTTTGAGATATGTCTATTTTAGAATCTCTGATCACCAACCGGACAGCCGCGGATGTGGCCCGATGGAGGGCTCTGCGGGATAAAGGCTTTGATGCCATGTCCGCAGACGAAAAAGCGGAATGGCTGGCCGGTATGCGCGGGGCCTTCAATGCCGCTGATCGGAACCGCATCACGGAAGCCATGGTATACCTGAAGGGCCTGTATGAACAGTACGGGCGACAGGTGATATATACGCCGGTCTATATCACGCATAAAGATGGGAGCACAGATACTACTTGGCGGGTCGAGGATATTCCTACAGATGAACAGTTGCACTTGATTGTGCAAAATCTGCTGGCGTTCTGGAAGAGTATTGAGAGCGCTTCCGGAACCGTCATAGAGGTTTGGGCCGATACGCAGTTCGGCTATGTAGATCTGTCGGCTGATGTTTCTGCCGGTGACTATGTTTCTTTAACGGCCGCCCACGGTATTCAGGAAATCATCGTCACCGTCAAAAGCACAAGGCTCAGCAGTATCACGGCTGCCGGCACCGGCTGGTCCGTGAAGCAGTCTGACTCGGATATTACAGCCCGGTACACGGTGCCGCAGGGAGCCTATCAGGATATCCAGGACGCTTTAGACGCCTTGGTGTTCCTCTGCTCCGCGGAAGACTGTGCGGACGCTTCTGTGACCGTTTCCGCACTTATGCGGAGCGGGACCGTGATACAGATCGGCAACGGCACGGTTCGCTGGTCCGCAATCATCAACTGGGACGCGTTTGAGGCGTATGCCTACACCTGGCAGGCGGTTGAGGACGCGCGGATGAGCTGGGCGGATCTGGAGAGCCTACCGATTCCAACGGGGGGTGATGCCGGATGAAGGATGACGCCTATTCGCTGGAATTGCTGCCGGTAACCCTGAAGCGGCTTACCTTCACTGCCGCCAACGCCATTGAGGAAAACCTTCAATATTTGATCCTGCTGTTTCCGTATTTCAGCGGGAAGATCCGCGCGAGTCCTATCGGCAGCTACGGGTATCTGGAGTTGACGGAGACCGGCTGCGCCGGGGACGGGTTCGACATCGAATCTGCGATCCGGATCAACAAGATCAAGATCACGGTCTCCGGCGCGGATCTGAGTGCCTTGACCTTCCAAGGGGCAGGCTGGTCCACGGAAAGCAGCGCCCCCGGGTCTTTGGCACTGGCCTATACCTCAAATGAGTTCATGCCGCCGGCTAAGATCCAGGAAATTTTGAACGGGCTGCGGTTTGCGGCGTCAGCGGATCTGGATTCCGAGATCGTGTTGCAGGTCAGCAACACCGAGGAGGGTGATTTCGCGCCGGTGGGGCCGGTGCGGATGGCGTTCCGCGGTGGGGCAACGTGGGCGCTCGTCGAGGGAAAGGCGCTGACGTGGGGCGATGTAGAGGCAGCGGCCATGGACTGGAACGCCTTTGAAAATATGAAGAAATAAGGGGGAATTTTATGAGCAAGAGATTTTTTCGACGGGCCCGGCTTGCCCAGGGTAAAGAAACGGAGGTGCCCCATGGAGAATAACTCCGCGCTGCACATCAAAACAGTGATCACCGGCGTCATTGCAACGCTCACCGCTCTGTGGGGCTGGTTCGGCTGGCTGGTGATTGTGTGGGTGTGCCTGATGTTGGCAGATTGGTTGGTTGGATCCGCCGTGGCCAGCAAGGAGGGGCGCTGGTCCAGCGCAAAGCTCCGGGAGGGGGCTTGGCATAAGGGCGGCATGATCGTCATCGTGTGCGTTGCGCTGGTGGCGGACTGGCTTATCAGCGCCATGATGGCAAATCTGCCTGGCGTCACATTGCCCGTTGCTTACACGGTACTGATCGGGCCACTTGTGATTGTTTGGTACATTATTGGCGAATTGGGCAGTCTGGCGGAACACGCAGTTAATATGGGAGCCAAAGTCCCTGCGTGGCTGCCGAAGATCCTCGCCGCCGGCAAGTCTGCTGTGGATGCAGCGGGAGATAAAATTGCGGGGGACGACCCCAAAGATGACAACAGTTGATAACGGTTTATAACATAACCGTAAAATTTGAAAGGAGAAACACATCATGGAAAAGAAGTATGCGGACATCATCAACGAGGGCAAGAAGAACGGCAAGACCATCGAGGAGATCAACAAGCTGCTGAAGGAGGCGGGCGCCAACTTCCACCTGAACCCCGACGGCGGTACGGCGGGCTGGACTGAAGCCGAGATGGCCGAGGGCTTTATTCCTGCTGAGGAGGAGCCCAAGGACGCCCAGCGCACCGTGGATATGCGCCGCCGTCCCGAGCTTGCCGGCACCAAGCAGATCCAGTGGATCCCCGGCGGCAAGTTCGAGGTTACCTATGACGAGGACGGTTATGCCAAAAGCGCGGTGAGAGTCAATGACTGACATTTTTGACTGCGAGCGGGCACAGGTCTACCACAACACGGCAAAGCTGTCCCCGGCGCAGATCAAGGCCAAAACCGGCTGCACCCACATCATCAACGGCTACCTGTTCAACGGGCGCTTCGTTCCGGTTGGCTGGACGGTAATCGATGGGAAAGTTATCAGCCGGGACGCCTATCAGGATTGGGGCATTTCCATTGGCAGTGATGGTGCACCAAAGATGTTGACGGACCGGGGAGGATCTTTCCTCTCCGGCGTCCCTCTCCTGAAAGCGGGGGCCAAACTACACCGGGATCTCACGCCGGACGTGGCCCGGTCTGCCGCCCGGACGGCTGTGGGCTGGATGCCGAATGGGAAAATCTGCCTGTGGTGTGACAAAACCAGTTTGACCCGCGAACAGCTTCAGAATAAGCTGCTGGGCTTGGGGGTGGAGGATGCCATCATGCTGGACGGCGGCGGCTCCACGCAGGGAATTTTCCCCAAGGGCAAGGTCAAAAGCTCCCGGAAGGTACCCACGCTGCTGCTGTTCTGGGAGCGGAAGGCGGAGACCGCAAACCCTTCCCCGGCCCCAACCAAGCCGGAGGACCCGGCGCTGGCGTGGGGCAAGGCCAAGGGGCTGCTGACGGACAGCAATCTGGAGAAACCGGTGACCCGGGCGGAGCTGGTTCGGGTGCTGTACAAGCTAAAAGGAGAATAGGCATGGATGTTAAGGTCTACTCTCTGGCCGCTGATGGGGACAAGTACCTGGCTCCTCATTTCCAAGTGAAAGAGTTTCGCTGCCGTGATGGCAGTGACGTGGTGCTGATCCATGAGCAGCTCCCCTGGGATCTGGAGTCCATCCGGTATCAGGCCAGCCAAGAGCACGGCAAGGGGAAGGAGATTCCCCTCATTATCAACAGCGGCTACCGCACGGTGGCCTACAACAGCACGTTGAAAAACGCCAGCAAGCACAGTCAGCACCTTTACGGATACGCTGCGGATATCCACATGCCGGGAGTCTCTATCAAGGACCTGACGCGATATGCCCGGAACGTGTCCCCCAACCATGGAGGCGTTGGGGTATATGGCAGTTTCCTTCACTTCAATAAGCGGGAGGCCAAGGCCGACTGGACCGGCTGAGAGAAACCGCCCTGCAGCACTGCGCTGTGGGGCGGGTTTTTATACCTTGACTTCTTACGATGGCTGCCGTACAATAGCATTGTAAATGTCTCTCATCGCCCGTCAGGGCTCGTCTCTTTCCCGCCCTTAGTGGCGGTCGTTTCTTAATTTGACGTTCTTCACGGTTTGCGGTATCCTTACTGTAGATTATGAAGTAATATCCAACCAAGAGAGTTCATTTCAACAAAGAGAGTATTTTTATAAAACAAAGAGCTAAGACAAACCTTAGGATATCCCCTTAGGTTGTTTTAGCTCTTTTTGTTTTTGCGCGAAAGGAGGTGGAGAATATGCAGATTATCATGATCGCCTTCCGCACCCGGCAGGGCGGGAGACTGACCCCAGCATTGCTGTCTGCCGGCAGCACATGGCACGCGCAGCCGTTGGCTGCATCCGTCTGTACGGTAGCGCCTGCCGCCGCTGCGGCCACAGATCACAGCAGGGCGATTCTTCGCCCCATGCG